CCCTCTTTGGGGCCCGGAGGTTCTGATCTCACGCGATCAGATTGTTGGGAATGCACTGCCTCCTGAAGCAGTTCCTGAGTGGGTGATCACGTAACGAACTGTGATCCAACCACCGCTGGCGGGGGGTGTTCCTGCGACTTGAGTAGCAAAGCTGATTAGGCGAGGAGTGATGGCGTCCCTGGTGAAGGGGCCAGTGACTAGGATCTCTCGTCTGTTGTCCGTTTTGTTGCCATGCAGGAGGAGCTTGGCGTTCAACATATCAGCTTGTTTGCCGTCCACGTCGGTTATGGGGGCAGCGGTGGGAGTGGCAATCCACTTGACTCGGCTGTCATCGGGGACGGTGATTGGCACGATCACTTCGACTTCCACTTTGTGGATGATGTTACCCTCGGGGATGTTAGTGTCGTCGTAGTTACCAGCTGGCTTCGGGCCAGTGAGGTGCAGGCTCCTCGAGGTGGATGTCGTGACGGATCTGGGAAGTGTGTAGGTGACCACTTCTTCGTGCATGGTGGGAGGGACTACTCTGGTCGGAGAACTGGTTCCGGGTTTGGTTCGTGGGGTTCGGGGAGGAGGGTTCCTTTTGTTGGTGTTGGCTGGCTGACCGCCACCTCGTCGATGGCCGGTGGAGTCTAGGTGGTTGTTGAGGGCGCGGACGCTTCGGAAAGATTTACCACAGACGGAGCACTTCATGTTGAGATGTGTTGTGGTGTTGGCCCATAACTAACAGCCTGATGTCAAAAGGGAATCATTGAGTTCTGCGTAGGCAAGGTCTAGAGTTTTTCCTTTGAGTTCGCTCATCTTGGCTGCTCCGTATTTCAGGATCATCGCTGGTGTGAGCCAGCTGGTGGACATCATGGCGCGAACCCGTCCTGGGGAGGTGGAGTACAAGAATTGTCCCATGGAGGCGTGGGCTTCGCGTTGGTCAGGATTGAGGATATCATCCACGATGCCTCCCAACTTGTGGCCATAGGAGTACTCAAGAGCGTAGTTCAGTCTGCAGTTGTCCAGCGTGTCGTTGACCTTGGCGAGTGCGAGCTTCATTGCGAAGTGGATGGGTTCTCGGATGATTCCAAATTGGGTGCAGATGAAGCCACAGAAGATTGGCTGGCTAATGAACTCGGTCTTTGCGACGATTTTGAAGAGCTTGGAGTTGGTTACCCAGTCTGCGTTCGTCTTCGCGAAACCGACGATGAGGGAGTCATCACCTGAGCACATGTACGGAGTCGTGAGATCGTACTGCAAATTCATGAGGGCTTCAGAAAACATCGTGTTGAACTTGTAGGTACCAGGCTCTCCAGTGAAGCGCATGATGGCAGATGTTCCGAATTGATGGTTCAGCGTGGTTTTCTGCTTGTAATACAGATCTATGTACATCTGAG